AGCAAATTAGTAAACGCAAACGATGAAACGTTCGCACTAGCAGCTTAATGCTAGATGGGGTTTAAGTGGGATGTACCTTATTAACCAAACATCCCCACCATATTTTAGGTGACATATGCCTTTTGTTATTGAGCAAGAATCTGGTCCATCAGAAGTACCAACTAAAATTGATTCTGATCCGACTACATTAATAATTGTTTCAGTATTGTTTTTGATTTATTTTTTACGTGGTTTTATTTTAACATCACTTAAATTTGGTTTGATTGCAGTTGTAGGATTAACATTATTCAGTTATATACGATGAAAGTATACCTCTCAAATTACCGTAATCATTGGTTATCTCCATACACTATATTGGAGAAAGTTTTCTTTTGGCGTGAGTTTGATTATGATGAACCAATCATTAAAAAACTCTCCGACTTTCTTAATCCATTTTGTGTAGCATGGCAAAAATTTCTTGACTTTGTGCATCCACGAATCAGTTATGTTAAGATTGACCATTATGATACCTGGAGTATGGATCATACTTTAGCAAATATTATTCTCCCAATGTTGAAACAATTGAAGGCGACTAAACATGGTTCGCCAATGGTTGATCTTGACGATGTTCCAGAACACATGCGAACAACTACTACTGAAGATTGGGATTCGCAATTGACGTTTGATTTTTATAAAGAAGATCCTGCTTTAGAAGAACCCCACTTTGGAAAATACAATAATATACATGATCGTTGGGAATGGATTCTCAATGAAATGATTTTTGCTTTCGAACACCTTGTTGATGATAAGTGGGAAGAAGCATACCATTCAGGTGAATTTGATATTAAACATGTTCCATGTGAATGGGATGAGAATGGTAAACCAAAACTCTACAGTACGGAACATGGACCCAATCATACATATAAATTAGACCATGATGGTTTACGCAAAGTGTATGACCGCATGGAGAATGGATTCCGTCTATTTGGTAAGTATTACCGCGGACTCTGGGATTAAAAGTAACTAAATAAGATTACTGGCATCACACACAACCCGCCAGTAAACACACACAACACAGGAGTAACTATGAGTAACTTGACACCGTTCGAGATTCGCCTTGAACTATTAAAAATGGCGAAGGACATGCTATCCGATGAGTATTACGGTAAGCGTGAACAAATAAGCAACGACTGGGCAACAAAAGTCGAATCTGCAAAACTAAATGGCGGAACCATACCAGATCATCCAGGGTTCCCGTCTTATCCCTCAGAAAACGAAATTATATCCAAGGCACAGTCCTTGAACGGCTTCGTTTCTAACATTTCAGTAGATAAACCAAAAGCAAAATCATCTACCTGATTGGGACCGGAGGTGCTTCGGCACCTCTCTAACTAACAAGGAGAAATAATGCGAAATCAATTCGTAACTAATTTTTTTATATTGAGTGTAGTCGTAATTGTACTGACTATGATATCAATGATCGGATTTAAAGAACACCCAATGAAAAATGCATCTGTGGCCGGTGCAAACATTAAACTTTATAATCTGACACAAGACGCAAGACACGAAATTGCTTGCCTTGCAGAAAACATTTATTTTGAGGCAGGACACGAACCAGAACAAGGACAACTTGCTGTCGCATTTGTCACAATGAATAGAGTTAATAGTGGTAAATTCGCTGACTCAATTTGTGGAGTAGTAAAACAGAAGATAGGTAGTACCTGTCAATTTTCTTGGTGGTGCGAAAGTAAACCTTACGCTATGTCAACCTCTAATGTATTGACAAAAACTAATAATGTATTGTACAATAGGATTGTAGACTTATCAGTTAATTTTTATTTGAATCATGACCAAATGAAAGATCCATCAAGAGGAGCTTTGTACTATCATGCAGATTATGTCAACCCTGGCTGGAAACTACCAAAAAATACGCAAATTGGTAGACACATTTTTTACGGAGAAAGAAATGGTAAAAGACGCACCTAAAGTTAACCAAAATAATCACGTTAGGCAAAATACAATTTTGACCGTGAGTTTAACCTTGGTTTTACTTGCTTTTATATTCTCAATAGTGTATTATAAATCTATGGATAGAAGATTAATGGCATCAAATATTGAGGCTGCAATTGCAAAGAGTATTGACCCATTAGCGGTTCGTTGCTCATATGCAAACGGCGATGATAATATTTGTGTAGCCTATGCTATTTCTAACAAATCAATTGACGCACCAAGACGATAAAAGGAGAACTATATTATGGCAGTAACCCAGATGAGTGTAAATAAATTGAGCAATCCTGCGGATCGTGATAAACTTTTGAAAGTGATCCGCACTTGTTCTGATTCTATGGCAAGAATGGATGCCGAGAAGGATTTGATTCGTGAGGAAATTGCAGAGATTTCCAAACAGCTAGAGATACCAAAGAAGTTGGTAAGTAAAATGGTTAAAGTTTACCATAAACAAAACTATGATGAAGAAGTAACAACCCATGAACAATTTGAACAACTTTATGAAACGGTGGTGAAATAATGAATAATACGATTGGTGGATATCCAGATGATGGACGTGGTCACTATAATTTTAGTTTTAGTGATAATGATGGTAAACATATAAGTGTATCTTTTCGTGCTGAACCAGACTGGGATTTAAATATAGTCTTTCAAGAGTTTAGAAACTTTTTGATTGCGTCTGGTCATGATGTTGAGAATGACATTGGTGAAATACATCATGAAGATGATTATGACAATTCAATGGAACAAAGTTGGGAAGATGATTCTGATGAAGAATCGATACATGCGATGGAGCAATATCAATCAGCAGATAAGTTCTCGATGGAGCATTTGCCTAACAACGGATGGCCCTTTGGTGGTTTGACTTCAGCATCATTACCTACAATGACTGTAACTGATTTATCAACCCTTACATCTAAATCATGGACTGAGTGGTCACAACCAACAATGGCACCATTGACTTCACGACAAGTGCAATCATGGAGTTTGCCAGCAGAGGGAATCAAAGCATTAACCTCTGCTGATATTGCTGCGTGGTCTACATCGATGCCAGGAACTGCTGGTAGCGCTCAATACAAATGGCCGGATAAAGATGCCTACTAAAGATGAGATGATGAAGTTTGCTCGGGCAATTGATGAACTGGTTGCCCGAACAGATTATAATTATATCGAAGCGATTGTAGAACATTGTAAACAGACTGGTTTAGAGATTGAAGTAGCGGCAACACTTATTAATCTAAATTTAAAATCAAAGATTGAAAGTGATGCTATGGATTTGAATTTGTTACCTAAGACTAATAAACTACCGATATGATTACAGGTTATGAAACCTTTCAACTGTATAACGCTCTAAAATTACACTTTACTGGAAACTATGATTACTTCAAGTATAATGGTAAGAGTAATGTAAGTATAGATTCGTTTGAACATAGAAAGGACAAATATCATTTCTACAAATTAGCACGTAAACATACAAACAAGGAAGATATGAAAAACTTCCTTGTTGCTAATTTTGTAGAGAATGACCAACTATGGGTTGGTGATTTGTTGAATGATGGTGCGAATGAAAACTATCTCCGTCGTCAAAAATCTATTCAATCAATCACCTATGTGTTCGAGAATGACATTAAGAATATCTTTGAAGGAGTTGATGATAAGAATGCATTGATGAGATGTAAAGATGGAGATTATCCTCCTTTACTATTGAAGTATTTGCGGCGAGAAGTGCAGATAGAAACTATGTGTATTCTGAATAGTATTCTGAATTTTATTGATGTTTGGGATGATTGTGTAACCGAAACCATTAGATGGCCAGGAATCAAAAGAAAGATAATGAAGTATCAACCCTTTATTACATTTGATGAAGTCCGTCTAAAATTAAAATTAAAAGAAACTCTAGGATGAAAAAACTACTAATTTTATTGGCACTAGTAACAACTGATGTATCTGCAAGAGAAGCTTCTGTGATGCATCTTGATGTTAGTGAAAATAAAGTTGAATACAATAAAAAAATATCTGATGTACGTCCGTTAGCTAGTATAACCAAGTTGATGACTGCAATGGTATCACTTGATTATGATGATGACTTGAATCGTTTAGTGGAACTCAAACCACTAGCGAGTACGTCATTACCTGTTAGAAAATATACCAGAAATGATTTGTTTCATGCGATGCTGATTCGTAGTGATAATGGTGCCGCAGAAACTATTGCATCTGATTATCCTGGCGGAAGAAAAATGTTTATCGAAGCGATGAATAAAAAAGCATTGCAGATTGGTATGTTGAGTACATATTTTAAAGATCCAACAGGTCTAAGTTCAAGTAATACCAGCACAGCAATTAATGTCGCAAACATGGTAATGGCTGCATCATACTATTCGGTCATACGTGAAACTAGTATTAAGAAACAAGCATTGTTTGAGGCAATGTACAAGAAAAAGATTCGTACAATACGATTAAAGAATACGAATCAACCTTTACTCTTTGAATTTGACCAGATTATAATCAGTAAAACTGGATTTACCAATCCAGCAGGATGGTGTGTTGCATTAATGGTTGAGAAGAAAGAAAAAGTTATCTTGGAAGAAGGTTTTATTGAGAGGGTCACTCGATGGATAAAACAAGAACCAAAAGAAGATGACTATGTAACTCATCACCATGTAATTGTAATTCTTGGTGCAAAGAATAAACAAGATCGTATTGACAAAGTGAAACAAATAATGTATAATGAAATACTAGACACGGATATACAGGAGTCTACCAATGAAAATGAAACAAGTAATGGAGAGAATCAAAAATCTCCAAGAATTTGAAGTGTGGGTAGATTTACCAGATAATTTTCAATTTAGAGGAAAATCGCCATTTGATATTTACATTACCAATAATAATGTGGCATTGGTAAAAGTAATTGCAGCAACGCTAGAAGAAGCCACAGAAAAAGCTAATGATTTTTTTCATGGCAATGATGAAGATACAGACTTGTAATCGACTATATACTAGTATATAATGATTATAGTGAATAAGATGCTTATACACCGACATACAAAAATACGAAAGGAAATACGA